GAATACACCGCGTACTTATCAAGGTAACAGCGTTATCAATTCATGGATGGGCGCTTAATGGCGAAGCAAGACAAAGAACTGCTCTCAACTGCCCGATCCAGGCTCAATCTGGCGATTTCGGCGTATTCCGAAAGCCGCGAAGATGAACTGGACGATCTGCGGTTCTTCGCAGGCTCGCCGGATAACCACTGGCAGTGGCCTGCGGACGTTCTAGCGACCCGTGGTGCGGTTCAAGGGCAGACGATCAACGCACGCCCTTGCCTCACCATCAACAAGCTGCCACAGCACGTTAAACAGGTTACGAATGACCAGCGCCAGAACCGCCCTGCGGGAAAAGTCATTCCTGCTGACGACAAAGCCGACATTGAAGTCGCTGAAATCTTCGACGGCATCGTCCGGCACATTGAGTACATCTCCGACGCCGATGTTGCTTATGACACCGCGTGCGAGAATCAAGTTGCGTATGGCGAAGGCTACATCCGTATCCTGACGGAATACTGCGACGAGAACACGTTTGACCAAGACATTAAGATCGGGCGCGTGCGAAACAGTTTCTCGGTCTATATGGACCCAATGATTCAAGACCCCTGCGGCGCGGACGCCAAGTGGTGTTTTATCACCGAGGACATTACCAAAGAAGATTACGAGCGCATGTTCCCGGATGCTTCGCCGGTGACAACGCTGCAACAGATGGGCGTGGGCGATCAGTCGATCAACCAGTGGCTGAACGAGAACACCATTCGGATTGCCGAATACTTCTACATTGATCACGAACCTGCCACGCTGAACATGTACCGCGACGGCATGACCGCCTTTGAAGGTACGCCTGAAGATAAGCAGATGAAGGCGATGGGCATGAAGCCTATCAAGACTCGCCGTGTGGATCGCCAGAAGGTCAAATGGTGCAAGATCAACGGCTACGAAGTGCTGGAAGAGCAAGAATGGGCTGGCAAGTACATCCCGGTGGTGAAGGTTGTAGGCAACGAATTTGAAGTAGATGGTCGCATCTATATGTCCGGCCTTGTGCGCAACGCCAAGGACGCGCAGCGTATGTACAACTATTGGGTGAGCCAAGAAGCCGAAATGCTGGCGCTGGCACCCAAGGCACCGTTCATTGGTTACGGCGGTCAGTTTGAAGGCTACGAACAGCAATGGAAAACGGCTAACACGCAGAATTGGCCCTATCTGGAAGTCAATCCTGACGTCACCGACGGCCAAGGCCAGACTCTGCCGCTGCCGCAGCGTGCCATGCCGCCGATGGCCCAAACAGGCTTGATTCAAGCCAAAATGGGCGCGTCTGAGGACATCAAATCGACGACTGGACAGTATGACGCCAGCCTTGGCATGATGGGCAACGAACGCTCTGACCGGGCTATTCTGGCGCGTGAGAAGCAAGGCGATACGGGTACTTATCACTACGTCGATAATCTGGCCCGCGCCGTGCGTCATGTAACCCGTCAGATCGTGGATATGATCCCTAAGATCTACGATACGCAGCGAATTGCACGCATCATCGGCATGGACGGCACAACCGATATGGCCTCCATTGACCCGACTCAGCAAGAGCCGGTCAAGAAGATCGTGGATGAGACCGGCGTTGTGCTGAAGAAGATCTACAACCCCGGCATCGGCAAGTACGACGTGTGCGTGACCACTGGCCCCAGCTACATGACCAAGCGTCAGGAAGCTATGGACGCCATGAGTCAGATTCTGCAAGGTAGCCCGCAACTTTGGGCTGTGGCTGGCGATCTGTTCGTCAAGAACATGGATTGGCCGGGTGCAGATGAACTTGCAGCACGTCTCAAGAAAACAATTGACCCGAAGTTGCTGGAAGATGGCGACAAATCGCCGGAGTTGCAGGCCGCCGAACAGCAAATGCAGGCGATGGGTCAAGAACTTGATCAACTGCACCAGATGCTGCAAAACGTCAGCAAGTCGATGGAAATGCGCGACATTGAAATCAAAGAGTTTGATTCTCAGGTCAAAGCATACCAAGCCGAAACGCAACGTATCAGCGCGGTTCAAGCCAGCATGTCACCAGAGCAGATTCAGGATATTGTCATGGGCACCGTACATGGCATGATTACTTCGGGTGATTTGATGGCTGAGATGCCGGGACAAGATCTGCCGGGCGAAGAGATGCAAGATATGGGGCAACAACCTCAAGAAATGATGCCTGAGCAGGCACCGCAACCAATGGAAGGAATGCAATGAAAGCCGCTGATTTTGTCGGTCTGCTATTCCTCGGACGCGACGTAGCCCATTCGGTGCATCTGAATACCCGCAGCTATGCCAAGCACAAGGCTTTGCAGAAGTTCTATAAAAGTATTGTTGATTTGGCGGATAACTTTGCCGAAACGTATCAAGGCAAATACGGTCTGATTGGCGGAATTGCCCTGCAACCCGCCAAAAAGACGACTAATATCGTAGAATTCTTGCAGAACCAAATGGATGAAATTGAGTCTGTGCGTTACAAGGTAGTCGATAAGGACTGCACCGCTATCCATAACATCATTGATGAAATTGTCGGGCTTTACCTCTCGACACTATACAAACTTCGCTTCTTGGCTTGAGGTAAAAAATGGCTCTCTATAAGCAACTTGCAACAACCAATCAGGTCAAAGTCGGCGCGGGCAAACTGTTCGGCATTTTTGTTTCTAGCACTACAAGCGGCACTCTTGCTGTTTATGATTCTGCAACTGCCGACACTAATGATCCTAAGATTGCCAACACCATTACGGTTACGGCAGGTGCTCAGTACTTGAGTTTCCCCGCAGGCATGTGGTTCAGCAAAGGGCTGTACGTTGTGGCCGCTAACACCATCGAATTCACCGTCGTTTACGAGTAAGCACACATGGCCGGCACAAAAATCTCCGAACTCCCAGCAGCCACCCTTCCGCTGACTGGCGCCGAACTTGTGCCGGTTGTGCAGAGCGGCGCGACTGTCCAAACCACGCTTGCCACCATGCCCTACGTGCCAACAGGCACAGGTGCCGTTACGACTACCGTTCAAGCCAAACTTCGTCAGACGGCGAGCGTCAAAGACTTCGGCGCTGTCGGTGACGGCGTGGCGGATGACACGGCGGCGATTCAAGCTGCCATTACATATTGTCTTTCTAACGGTCTGACGCTTTGCGCTGAAGGATCGTATCGCGTTACATCATCGATAAATTTTCGATACATTACAGTTGATTTTTCTAACGCATCTATAAATGTTGCACACGCAGGAATCGGCATATTTATTGGTGGTAATGCAACAAACGCAAATAACCCAGAGCAAAAATTCTTTAGTGTAACGCGAAGTGTTGGGACAGATTCTTCAGCAACCCCAACGGTTCGTTGTATTGGTGCAAAAGGCCAGCATATTTATGTTGATAGAGCGACTTATTTTCAAATCTATGCAGACACTGAGCCAGCGGTAAATGCCACAGATTATTCATCTGCATACAGCAGTTTTTGGCTTAAGTATGCTGAAACAATTGAGCTAACTAATAACCCTGCAACGACTGGATCTTCTGTCCAGTGGATTAACGAAAATCAGTTTTATTTAAACCGCACAAGCAACATTTTGATTAATGGGACTTACGCCCATAACCACAATAATTTCTATAGCGGAGCTCTTGAAAATACGGCTTCAATTAACATTGACCGTGGTTCTGACAATTATTTTTATGGTATGCGGTTTGAAACAGGGCCGACAACCATTGTTTTCGGCACAAACGCAAGCCGAAACATCATTCAAAACACTTGGGACAGCAGCGAGTCTATTGGTTTTTTAAGCCCGATTGTAACCGGTACTATTACAGACAACGGTGTAAGCAACGTTGTTTATGACTCAAAATCTGTTATTTACAGATCCAATATCGTTGCCGGTGCATCTATTGCAGATGCTATTGTAAATAATAAATCTGGGCAGGCATCTGCAAGATTGCCGCAATTACAGAGGATTATTGCTGGTAATAATACTGACGCATGTGTATCGGACTTTGTGCAAGCGGTACAAGACGACGTGTATCAGTTTAACTACCGGAACGAGAACAGCGGAGACACGGTTCGTTACCGCGCTTACGTGGCGTTCTACGACAAAAATCTTGTTGCCGTTACTGCGGTAACTAATTTCCTGACGACAGGAAATCTAACTGCAGCATCGGGAAATATACTAACCAACGGAACCGGCGCTAGTTACGCTTACGGACGACTTACTGCTGCGGCGATAACTGCGGGTGTGGCATATGTTGTTTTAGGGGTACGTTCCTCTAATGGACAACTTGCCAATGCGTTGTCGCGTGATATTGACGTAGTTAGGTACAGCAAGACCACCATAAATAACCCGCTTGAGGCTAGGTATCAGTCTCCAATGCAGATGGTCACTGCTATACCGACGCAAGGTTTTGTTCCTTTAGGTTGGACTTGTGTAAATACAAATGGCCTTTCGTTTTACATTTGCATTTTTTCACTTGAAACAACCTTGAGTGCCGGGGCTTTGAGTGGGGCGACTAGCATCACCGTTGCCAACGGGACGGGCACCGCAAACGGCGACGTAATAGGCATCAATTTAGATAACCGCGACACGCATTGGACTACGATTGCCAGTGGTGGCGGCACAACGTCTATTACATTGACTGCCGGGCTTGCTGGCAGTGCGGCGTCTGGATCACGCGTAGTCTTTAATCGTTGGGCTACAAAATAAACAAAATAGTATTAAACTGTATTAAACGTACTGGCCCGTTAGACCAGGGATTCCACAGGAATCAACCATGAATGAAGAAGTTGCAGCATTAGCGGAAGCACCCGCGCCGGAACAGGTTGAGACGGCCTCACCTGAACCCGAAGTTTCGACGCCGGAAGTTGCCGAAACAGTATCCAAGACTTTCACACAGGAAGAACTGGATGCGGCTATCGGTAAAAGGCTTGCAAGAGAACAGCGCAAGTGGGAACGGGAACAAGCACAACGGACGCAGCAACAAGCGCCTCGTAGTGCGCCAGTGGATTTGCCGCCCGTGGATCAGTTTGAATCTGTTGAAGCGTATGCCGAAGCATTGGCAGACCGTAAGGCAGAAGAACGACTCCAGCAGCGGGAAGTTCAACGGCAACAGCAAGAAGTGCTGAGTGCCTATCAAGAGCGTGAAGAGCAGGCCAGGGACAAGTATGAGGACTTCGAGCAAGTCGCATACAACCCCAATCTGCGAATCACCAACGTGATGGCAGAGGCAATTCGATCTTCCGATGCAGGGCCAGACCTAGCGTATTACCTTGGCTCTAATCCGAAAGAAGCTGACCGTATTTCTCGTTTGTCGCCCCTCGTACAAGCCAAAGAAATTGGTCGGATCGAAGCTAAGTTAGCTTCTGAGCCGGTCACAAAGAAAACGACTAGTGCTCCGGCACCGATTGCACCTGTTACTGCCCGCTCTACTGGCGGAACTGCTTACGATACAACTGACCCACGCTCAACTAAAACCATGAGCGCGTCGGAGTGGATTGAAGCAGAACGTAACCGGCAAATTCGGAAAGCTGAAGCGCAACGCAACCGCTAACTTCTTTTAAGGAATCATCATGGCAAATAGCATCCTAACCATCGACATGATTACTCGCAAGGCGCTGGAAATCCTTGAGAATAATCTTGTGCTTACTCGTAACGTGAACCGCCAGTACGACGATTCGTTTGCCGTTGAAGGCGCGAAAATCGGCTCCACACTGCGTATCCGTCTGCCCGACCGCGCGCTGGTGACTGACGGTGCCGCCCTGCAAACTCAGGACGACAACGAACAATTCACCACCTTGTCCGTGGCAAACCAGAAGCATATCGGCATCAACTTCACCTCTGCTGAATTGACCATGCAGTTGGATGACTTTGCTGACCGCGTGCTGAAGCCGCGTATCAGCCAACTGGCTTCCTCCATTGATGCTGACGTGGCTAACGCCTACAAGTACATCGGCAACAGCGTGGGCACCCCCGGCACAACTCCTTCGACTTCGCTGGTTCTGTTGCAAGCTCAACAGAAGCTGAACGAAAACGCGGCTGTTATGTCGCCCCGTTATGCCACCGTGAACCCAGCCGCTAACGCTGGCCTCGTGGAAGGCATGAAGGGTCTGTTCAACCCCACCGACACCATTTCCAAGCAATTCAAGAATGGCATGATGGGCACGGGCGTGTTGGGCTTTGATGAAATCAACATGTCCCAGTCGATCAAACAGCACACCACCGGCGATTGGGGCACCACGATCACCCTCGGCGCTGCTGTGACTTCCGAAGGCGCTTCGTCGGTTAGCATCTCTTTCACTGGCTCCAGCAAAACATGGAAAGTGGGCGACGTGTTCACCATCGCCGACGTGTATGCTGTCAATCCGCAAACCCGCGAATCCACTGGCTCGCTCCAGCAATTCGTCGTGACTGAAGATTTGACCGCATCTAGCTCCGGCACGCTGAAGTTCTACCCGTCCCTGTATTCCGCTGCTCACGCTCTGGCGACCGTCAATGTGCTGCCCGCCAGCGGCAAGGCTGTCACCATGCTGGGTTCCGCTGCTTCGCAGTACGCTCAAAACCTTGTGTATCACAAGGATGCGATCACGTTTGCCACCGCCGACCTTCTCCTGCCGCAAGGCGTGGATATGGCTTCGCGTGCTGTGCATAACGGCATCTCGCTGCGTGTTGTGCGTCAATACGACATCAACAACGACCGTATGCCCTGCCGTATTGACGTACTCTACGGCTACAGCGCAATTCGTCCGCAAATGGCTTGCCGTATCTGGGGCTAAGTTTGCAAACCCCCCGGTTCGCCGGGGGTTTTTAACGATTGAAAGGATTACATCATGGCTCTTCCTAATGGTTCGGGTGGTTATCAAGTTGGCTCCGGCAATAACAACGAAACTATCCTTGGTTACGCTGCCGCCCCTCAAACTGCTACTGACACTGCAACCCTGACGGCTGCTCAAATTGTTGGTGGCGTTCTGGTAGCGACTCCTACGGCTAACGCCACACTGACGCTTCCTACTGCCGCTTTGATTGACGCGGCTGTGCCTAGCGCCCGCGTGGGCAGCACGTTTGATCTGGCGTTGGTGAATGCGGCTGCGGCTACTTACACTGCGGCGTTTGCTCTTAGCACTGGCGTGACCAACGGCGGCAACGCTGTTATTTCGCTGGCTGCCACTACTAGCGCACTGTTCCGTTTCCGTAAGACTGGCGACGGCGCTTATGTAGTGTACAAAATCGCCTAAAGATTAAACGGGGGCTTCGGCCCCTGTTTTACAAGGAAAAATTATGACCTCCAATACCAAATCAATTGGCGTTGCCTACGAAGACCAAAACATCATTGGGTCTGACTTTGTGATGTCTGGTGGCGAGTTGGGTTACGCCGCAGAAGCAAGCGGCGCAGTGACTCAATTGACAAGCAAATCAACTGGCGTGACTTTGAACAAGTCTGCTGGCCAGATTACCATGAACAACGCTGAGTTGGCTAACGTCACGAACGTCACGTTCACTTTGACAAACAGCACAATCAGCGCTAAAGATGTTGTGGTTTTAAGTGTTGCATCTGGTGCTACTGCTGGTGCATACAACTGCTGGGTTTCCGGCAAAGGCGTTGGAAGCTGCACAATTACATTGCGCAACCTTTCAGGCGGCGCGTTGTCTGAAGCGGTTGTGATCAACTTTGCTGTGATCCACGTACTGTAAAGCCAAACGGGGCTTCGGCCCCGTTTTATCCTATGAATATCTATCTCAAACACGAACGTCACGGCACCAAGGTCGCTACTATGGAACTTGAGGCTGAGTATGATGAATCACATGGCTGGGTGCGCTATAATCCCGAGAAACCTGTCTCGGAATCCGCGCCAGTCAATGAACTTGAAGTGAAACGGCGAGGACGACCGCCGAAGATTGCAGCTTAAAAGGGGAGCCTGATGGCAACTGCTGGTGACTTGATTAACGGCGCGTTGCGTCTGATTGGGCAGCTTGCCGAAGGTGAGTCACCCTCTGCTGAGACTTCTGCCGACGCCTTGTTTGCCATGAATCAGATGATTGATTCGTGGAACATTGAACGACTTTCGGTGTTTAGCACTCAGGATCAAGTATTTACTTGGCCTGTTGATGAGATAACGCGAACACTAGGCCCGACGGGAAACTTTGTAGGTAATCGTCCGGTTAGGTTGGATGATGCTACTTACTACCGCGACCCTAGCACTAACGTGTCGTTTGGCATTAAGTTCATCAATCAGCAG